AGCACATATCCATCTGCATGAGCATATCGACATAAAAGACCAGATTTCATGAATTCCATTAATTTCATCCGAAAATTTTTTTAATACAAATGTTTGAGCAGGTGAATTGTTAGCTTTAAACATTTGTAACTGTGTAGCTATATCCTCGTTTGCTGATGGAACATCTACACACAAATCCGTTTTATAGGCATTGTGAATATGTACTTCTCGCCCATCTTCTGGCTTTATATTTCTGTAATCTTCGTACCACCTATCACCATAAACATGATATGGATATTTAGATTTTGATTTTTCGATAATATCATTAGCAGTTTTAATAGCTCCATCCCACGTTGAATTCACTGTACGATCATCAAACACAAATATTTCTTTTTGAGAATCAAAGAATATATGCGTTGCATAACATACATAAGTATCAGAAATTCTATTTTCTTTAAAATAAACAATTCTAAATAATTGCGCTTTTTCAAAGTTTAAATCAACTTTAAAAACAGATTCTTCTGAAATATCCATTCCCAATAATTCACTCTTTGGAAATTCAATTTCCACATACCAGATTGAGTTTCTTTCAAAAGTTGCTTTTGCGCTTTTACAGTTTTTAAGAACAACATCTCCATTTCGCTCAATCATTTGTTGATATGTTGTATTTTTTTTAGACAAAAATAAATGTATCATTGTCAAATCTCCTTGAAATTTCTAAATATTTCAGTACGAATTAAACCAATTTCTGTATTGATAACTATGTTGTTTGATCCATATTCAATTTTTAAATCTTCAAATGATCCTTCTGTTTTTAATGTGGTATATTCGAAATATCCATTTTCATAAACAGTTTTCATGTATGCATTTTCAGAATTTATTTCTATGTATTTAACCACCAATTCATTGTTATCACTAACAGTTTTTCTTTCAAAAGGATTGTGAATCTTAAAAGTATGGTTGTTGTTTTCGGAATAAATTGAAATCCACCCTGTTTTTTCTGATGTATTGTAGAACTTATATGTAGGATAAGCTGGCTCATAAAGATTCATGATTGTCGTGAAATTTAATGATTCCATTTGCATAGGCCTAGCATATTTATCAATATATCTATATCCATCAACAGTGAATTTGATAGTCAATGAAAACATGAAACCATGCCATCTTTCTGAAATGTTATATTCTATGTTCTTCACTTTCCAGAAATGGTCAGAATCTTCATCTGGGAATTTTAATAATCCTTTCCCACCTGCAAAATATTTTTTAATATCATACAATCTTTCATTAGCTTCTTTTTTGTTTTGAACTACAAAATTACAAGAAACCTCAATCGTTTTATCTTTAAGAACACCAGTGTGACGGTACGATGTTGTACCGTCTCCCATTTCTGATGTTTCTACAATTTCTTCCGAAAAAGGGATAATTGGAGCACTAGTTATCTTCACCAAATTCATAATATTTTTGTAAATTGTATATGGTTGATTTTCAGGTGTGAATTGTAATGTATACATATTCTAAGCTACTCCTTTCCCTATATTTTTTAGCATATCTCGAATTGACACAATTTCTTGTACAGTATCTGTAACAACATTTCCGTCTAGCTGCATAGGTTGTAGATTAATTGTTAAATCACAATTTCCAATTGCATTAATCATTCGATCCAATCTGTTTGTGATTGCGCTCAAGTTTATATTGCCTACACTTCCAACACTACGTGATGTAGATCCACTCATAATAGCTGTTGTAGCATTCGCAACAGATGCATACGGACTGATATCAGAATAAGTAGCAATCTTATCTGCACTCATTGGCATAATATCCGTGTCAACAACAGGTTTATCCGCATTAATCAAAGATTGTGGGGAATATTTTTTATTGTTATCACCTTCAACAACTGTCTTCTTTTTTGTTGTTTCTGTATACGTGATAGGATGACTATCAGCATAGTTTTGTGCTTTGTCGATATTAGACTTAATATCTGCATAAGCTTTAGCAGAGCTTGTAACCATGTTATCTAAAGATGGTTGTAATGCTTCTTCCATCTTTCCACCCATTTTTCCAACAGCGGCCGATGTAGTTCCGTCATTCGCAAATACATCCGCAATACCGGTAACCGAATTCTGAGATTCTTTTTTCATCTGTTCTCCGGCTTTTTTAAGTTTAGGATCTGTATCTGACATCATCTTTGTTACTGCATCACTTACAGACATTTGCCCATTCGCAACTGCTGTTGCAACATCTGTAGGAATTTGTTCCCCACTCATTCCAGCAGATTTTACTGCGTTTGCTAAAGTGATTAAATTGTTCATTGCATTAGTAGCTTCTGAAATGCTTCCACAATTTGCCAGGATTCCATTTGCTACACTTGTTGGAATTGAGCCACCAATCATACCAGCTTGATCCACAAGTTGATTCATATTCATTAAAGTAGCCATATAGTTAGCTGCTTCTACCGCATTTGCAGTTCCATTTGTAATTCCTTCTTGAATACCAATTGGAATTTGAATACCTGCTTGAGCGGCCTGTGCTGCAATATCAGTCAACTGTGCCTTCATAGTCGTTCCCATTTGTTCAAACGACTGTGTTTCTAAGTAGTTTGATTGAAGAATGGATTGTGTCTGCGTTTCGTGCAATTTCGTATAAGAATCTGCTAAATCCGTACATAATGTATTAATTGATTCTTTCAATGCACTCGATTGATTCATGTAATCTTGCATTGAAATATGGCCTGCTGCAAATTGTAAACTTAGTTTTCTTAATGAATCCGTTGTAGTATTTATACTTTCCGTAAGCTCTGCATTCTTTAATTCCGCTTTTAATTGAGCAGCGGCATTTTTCTTTGCGATACTTGCCAACGCTTCTTGTTTTGCTTCTTCTTGAATCTGAGTGATTCTTTCTTTGATTGCATCAATACTTTTATAGTTTGCATCCTCATTAAGATTTAGTTTTCCAGTATTTTCATCAATCTCTACTCCCAAATCAGGATAAAGTTGATTTAACTCCCTAACTGCTTCTGCTAGCATAGTCTTTTGTGTAGCATTTAAAGATTCTTTTGAATTAAGATCTTCAATAGTTTTCATCAAGTGACTTGCAGTTTTGTTATTTTGCATATACTGAGTTACAATTTCACCCATGCTTGTCTTAGTTTTTGACATTGACTTTGCATACTTATCATAACCATCAATAACTTTTAACGTAACTGCATAATCTGTGTCTTTATATGCAAGCTCTTTATTTGCGGTTTCCATCGCTTCCTTGCGTTTTTTATCTGCCCAAACAACAGCACCTGCAAAAGCGCCAAGTGCGACTGTAACAGCGGTAATTGCTGGATGTGTTAACACAAAACCTTTTCCTAACGAAACGATAGAAGTACTTGCTAAATCTCCTGCTTTTGCAGCATCCCCAAATCCATCAGCTACCTTTTGTAAACCTGGATGTGCTTTAGTAAAGAATTTAATAGCACCTTGCGTTGCACCGGCTACTTTACTTACACCTTTTGCAGTTGGATAAGCGGCTGCCGTCAACAATAACATCTTTGCGATTGTCTGTTGCGTTCCTTCATC